ATATGTTTTTGCAAACGCAACAACAAAAACAATTACTGTTGCTGGAACACCTGGCGCACAAGGTTTAACAGTAGATTATGGATATGTTTATGACGCTATAAATTATAGCATCGATTACGGGACACTATAAATACACTTATGTCAACACAAGTTCAATTAAGAAGAGGTAATACATCGCAAACTAATGCCTTTACTGGTGTTGTTGCTGAAGTTACCGTAGATACAGATAAAAAAGTCGTAGTTGTCCATGATGGTTCAACTGCTGGTGGCACACCTTTAGCTAAAGAAGCTACAGTAACACTTTCATATAATCATGCGAACGGTGCCTTTGATAAGGCAAATTCTGCCAATGTTTTAGCACAATCTGCGTTTGACAAAGCTAATCAAACTGCACAATTAGCATTTACGACTGTTTCTGCCAACGGAACAAGTTTAGTTGCCGATGCAAATAATGATACACTTACAATTACTTCAGCGGTTGCTAATGGTATATTCGTAACAGGTATTTCTGGTACAGACACATTAGATATTGGTTTAATAGATTCTGGAGTAACTGCAAGTGGTTATGGTGACAGTATTTCTGTTCCAACTTTTGTAGTTGACATTAAAGGCCGTTTAACATCAGCATCAAACACAACCATTCGTTCAGGAACAACATCTCAAACTGGTGTTGTCAGATTAGAAGATTCTGTTACATCCACTTCTACAAGCAACGCAGCTACACCAGCTTCAGTTAAAACTGCATATGATTTAGCTACAACTGCCAATACAAATGCCGTAAATGCAGGTACTTATGCTAATGCAGCTTTTGCTAAAGCAAACTCTGCAAATGTTTTAGCACAGGCAGCTTTTGATAGTTCAAATACTAAATTTGCTTCATCAGGAGGTTCAATTTCTGGTGATGTTTCTGTTACAGGTAATTTAACTGTTGTTGGTCAAACAATATATGCTAACACACAAACTGCACTAATTGCTGATAATATATTAACACTTAATGCAGCTATCAATCAAGCCTCAGCACCAACAGTAAATGCTGGTATAGAAGTAGACCGTGGTTCTTCTGCTAATGTTTCTTTACTTTGGAACGAAACTACTGATAAGTGGACATTCACAAATGATGGAACAACATACTATAACATGGCTGATGCTGATAGATTGGATTCTGCTTTCAATAAAGCAAATACGGTTGCCACAACATCGGTTGCTGGTATCGTTCAATTGAATGACACAATTACATCTACATCAACATCACAAGCCGCTACTGCTAATGCTGTTAAAAATGCTTATGAAACTGCAGCTGCTTCTGCTGTTGCACTTGCGATTGCTTTAGGATAATAAAATGGCAAAACCAACAACAAGAACACAATTTAAAGACTACTGTTTAAGAAGACTTGGACATCCTGTTATTCAGATTAATGTGGATGATGACCAAATTGAAGACCGTATCGATGACGCTTTAAGTTTTTGGGCTGACTATCACTATGATGGTACAGAAAAAATTTATATGAAGCATCAATTTACTCAGGCAGATATTGACCGCAGATGGATTTATTGTCCAGATGCTGTTATTTCTGTGACTGCTGTATTGCCGTTTGATGATTCAAATTCTTCAGTTAATATGTTTGACTTGCGTTATCAATTACGCTTGCATGATTTATATGACTTTACATCTGTATCGTATGTGTCATATGAAATTACAATGCAACATATTCGCACATTGAATTTATTATTCTCTGGCACACCACAATTTAGATTTAATAGACACCAAAACAAATTGTTCCTTGATATCGACTGGTCACAAGATGCTCAGGTTGGAAAATATGTTATTGTTGAATGTTATAGAAGATTAGAGCCAGAAACAATTACCTTAACAGGAACGGTTGCTGGTAATACAAGTTCAAACACACTCACAGGAACATCTACTGTGTTTGACCAAGAAATTCTTGAAAATGATTTTATTACATTATCTGATGGACAATCAGTTCAAGTTCGTAAAATTAATTCACCAACAGAAATTGTAATTGCAGCTTCTGCTTTATCAGCAAATGTGTCTGCAAACACAATGACAAAAGTTGGTGTGTCAGATGTATGGAATGACCGTTTCTTAAAACAATACGCAACGGCTAAAATTAAATATCAATGGGGTTCAAACCTTTCTAAATTTGCTGGTATTCAAATGCCCGGTGGTGTAACTCTTGATGGTCCTAGAATCATGCAAGAAGCACAAGCTGAGATTGATAAAATCGAAGAAGAAATGCACTCTCTAAATGTTCTTCCTGGCGAAATGTTTATGGGTTGATAATGAATGCCTACAAACTTTTACTTTAATAATTTTCCTGCTGAACAAATAACCTCAGAGCAATTGCTCGTTGAGGATTTGGTCATTGAGGCTATGCAGATTCATGGCATGGATGTTTATTACATGCCAAGAACAACTCGTAGCGCTGTTGACTATTTGTATGGCGAAGACACACTCAAACAATATGTGACCGCATATCCAATTGAGATGTATTTGGAAGATGTTACAGGTATGGAAGGTGAAGGCGATTTCATTTCTAAATTTGGTTTAGAGATACGAGATGAAATTACAATGTTGGTTTCTCGCCGTAGGTTTAACTATGCCGTAGGTGCTGCTAATTTAATTCGCCCAAGAGAAGGCGATTTGATTTATGTTCCTTTGGTAAAAAACTTTTTTGAAATTACCTTTGTAGAACACGAAAATAATCAGGCTATGTTTTATACATTAGGCCGTGGTCGTGGTGGTAATGTGTATGTTTATGCAATAAAGATGAAACAGTTTGTATTCTCCGAAGAAATTATTTCAACAGGCATTGATGAGATTGATGGTCAAATCCGTGATGAATACAGAAGAACACAAATTCTTTTACAAACAGGCGGAACAGGAACATTTGTTGCTGATGAGATAGTATTCCAATCTCCAGACAACACTTATGCTAATGCAACCGCACAAGCTATTGTTCACACATATACTCCAAGTGCAAGGCATTTAGATATTATTCGTGTGCAAGGTGATTGGAAGTCAAACGCAAATACAAAAGGCCAAACAAGTGGCGCTCTTTGGAAATCTAATACTACATTAGCGGTATCTGATTCTGCCTTTGATAATAACCAATTTGAAGATATTACCGACAATACAAGAATTGAAACTGAGTCCGATGGTATTATCGATTGGACAGAACATAACCCATTTGGTACTGATTAATTATGCTAGGTCAAAGTCACTATTATAACAGAACAATCAGAAAAATAGTTGTAGCCTTTGGCACAATATTTAATGATTTACACATTGTTAGGTATGATGCCAACAATAATGCCAAAGAAACATTTAAAGTTCCTTTGTCTTTTGGTTCTAAAGAAAAATACTTAACTCGTATTACTTCTGACCCAACATTAACAAAATCAATTGCTACTGTTGTGCCTCGTATTTCTTTTGATTTAACAGGCATGAGTTATGATTCTTCTCGTAAACAACAAAGTTTACTTCAGAATTTTGGCCAAAGAACCGATGGAACAATCACTAATCAATATGCGCCTGTTCCTTATGACTTCAATTTTTCTGTTTCGATTTATGTTCGCAACACAGAAGATGGCACTCAAATCATAGAACAAATATTGCCATTCTTTAAACCAGATTTTACGGTAACTGTTGATTTTGTTTCTGATATTCCTAAAAAGTATGATATGCCAATCATACTGAATTCAGTTAATACTACAACAGACTATGAAGGCGATATGATGACAACTCGCCTAATTATTTGGGACTTAGATTTTACTGTTAAAGGTTTCTTATGGCCTGCTGTTAAAACAGATAAGGGTTTAATTGGTCAATACAGTAACACCTATTCTGCTTATGGTAAAGCCTATACAAATATTTACATTGATACACAAGACAGAGATGCTCAAAAAGTTTATGTAAATTATGCCACAGGAAATAATGTGTTTGCTACAGGCGAAACAATTCGTGTGACAGACAGAGATATCACAGGTAAGGTTGTATATTTCAGTAACACTTCTTCAGGAGTGCTGATTGTAGGTGAGCTAAATAAATTGTTACAAGCAAACGATGTGGTTGTTGGAGATTATACCAATGCTCATTATACCGTTTCATCGGTAGATGTTTCTCCATTGAAAGCGGTTACAATAACAACAGAACCTGTTCCACAAAATTCTTCACCTGATGATGAGTTTGGTTTTGCAGAAACCATTACAGACTGGCCTAATAATCTATGAACAACTTGAATCAAAAATTATCTGAAGTTTTAGATGTTGACCCAATAGTTTTTGAAACTAAACAGGAACAAACAACTGAAATTGTTGAGTGTAAACCACCAGTAGAAGATGACGCTGAGTTTGCTCGGTGTAACATTCGTAGTTTGATTGAAAAGGGTAATCAAGCGATGGATAATCTACTTCATGTTGCTAAAGAATCAGAACATCCTAGAGCATACGAAGTAGCGGCAAGTTTGATTAAAAATCTATCAGATTTAAACAAAGACT